AGTCTCCCTCCACGGTGATGTTCGACATCGGCAAGAATGTTGTGCAGGGCTTCTTCGACGGCATGACCAACATCGGGACGACGCTCGGAACCATATGGGAGGGCTTCAAGACCACCATCACCACCAAGGCCAACGAAATCAAGACTGGCATCACCACATGGGCTGGTGAAGTGAAGACCAACTGGGACAACTTCTGGGGCGGTGCTGGGACGAACCTCAAGAACACGTGGGAGGGCTTCACGGGCACGGTCGGGACCAAGGCCAACGAAATCAAAAACGGCATCACCACGTGGGCCGGGGATGTCGGCAACGGCTGGAACGGCTTCTGGGGTGACGTGGGCACCAACCTGAACAACGCTTGGGAGGGCTTCACGGGAACCGTCTCGGAGAAGGCTGGCGAAATCAAGACCAACGTCAGCAGCTTCGGCACTGACGTAAAGAACAACTGGGACGGGTTCTGGGGCGATGTCGGGGGGTCCCTCAGCGAGAACTGGCGGCAGTTCTCCGGCACGGTTGAGGACAAGTCCGGTGCCATGTCGGGCGATGTTGCCAGCATGGGCACGGACATGAAGGGCAAGACGCAGGACGCCATGCACCATATGTGGCGGTACTTGTCCGGCTCGTTCACGGACTTCGTAAACATGGTGATGCAGCGATCCGGCGACATCGTCGGCTGGGTGGGGACGCTGCCCGGTCGGATCGGCAGCGCGCTCTCGGGACTTGGCGGCATGCTGCGGGGCGCAGGCCAGAGCATCATGCAGGGCTTCCTGAACGGCCTCATGAGCATGTGGGGCAGCATCACCAGCTTCGTTGGGAACATTGCTGACTGGATCAGGGACAACAAGGGTCCATTGGACTACGACCGCACGCTGCTGGAGCCTGCCGGTCAGGCGATCATGGTCGGCCTGCAGCGTGGTTTGGAGTCGCGCATGGACCCGCTGCTGAACACCCTGCAAGCGATCACGGACGTGGTGACGAGCACCGTCACGGCGGACCTGTCCCAGTCCAAGATGTACGTCACGGGTAAAGATGCCGCACAGGGACTTGCCGACGGCCTAAAGGCCAACCGCTCCGCCGTGCACTCAGCGCTCGGAACCCTCGGTGCATTCACGGTTCCGGCGGGGGAGGTCTCGGTTGGCGGCAGCTTCGGCGCAATGTCGGGCGCTGCCACCACGGTCGGAGGCAAGAGCCTGACAATAGCGGAAGGGGCCATCAGCATCACCACACCAACCAAGGACCCGGAACTGGTGGCGGCCAAGGTCATCGACAGTTTCGCCAACTTCTCCAACTTCTAAAGGGGCAGGCATGTTTGATGGATTCATGTCGGTTGGCGGCGTTGAGGTTCTGAACGTCGCCCGGGCACACGCCTACGCCTCCGAGCACTTGCCCGGTCTCACCGTTCAGTGCAACCATCCCACCCTGCGCGAAGGGCTGGGGCATTCCGCCTACACCAACCCGCGCGACGACGGTGCTCCGTGGTTTCAGGGCACCCGCGTTGCCGGTGAACGCTTCTATGGGCTGTTTCCGCTGGGGGTTCAGGGGGCCGATGACTCCACGCGGGCAATGAAGGTGACCGAACTCATCGGGGATGGAGCGGTGCACACCATGCCCCGGCACGGCTCCCGGGAAATCCGGGTGACCGCCGTGGCGATGGCTGCTGATGACGAAGGCCTTGCCGAAGGGCTGGCGTGGCTGCGGGATGTGCTTGCAGGGGAGGGCTGTTCGGACCCATCGCAGCTTGGGTGTCTTGGCAAGGACGTTGTGATGTACTCCGCGTTGCCCGAGGACCTCGTGGAGGAAGCCACGTTCCGGCGCATCTTCTATCAGGCGGAGGTCACCGAAGGCCCGCTGGTGACCACCGTCTATCCATCCAAGGTCGCCTCGCTTGTGCAGGTGGAGTTCACTCTCACGATCGGTGTGCCATGGGCGTTCACTCCATACTGGCCGGTGGCGGGGCTGAACATGGATGCGGCACTAAACTTTCAGGACCCGGCGGAGGACTGCTCGCCGGTCAATACCGCCTATGACAACTACATTGATGACCCGTTCTTCACGGGCATTGAACGGCCTCCGCAGCCGCCGGTGATCGCACCGCCGAACATCCTGAACATCACCTCATGGCGCAGGCTCACCGCCACGATTCCTGCGCACATCACCGAGCGCTGGGGGCGGGTCATCCCGAACGTGACGGTGACAACCGCGAACGCAATCCAATACCTGCGCATCCGCTTCTACCGCGAGGGGCATGGACTGGATGGCTGCGACTACGACGGTGAGTTCCTTATCTCCTACCTGCCCGCGTCGTCCGTGCTGACGCTGGATGCAGTGCGCCGCTCCGCCACCATCACGCGCTCGGACGGGATGGTGGTTCCAGCAGGGCACCTGCTGTTCGGCTCCGATGGCAGGCCGTTCCAGTGGCCGTCCCTTGGGTGCCAGTACACGTACACGATGACTGCCGACCTGATGCCGGGTCAGTCGGGCGTTCATGTCTCCTTGGATACGGCGGTGAGGGAGTAAATGGCTCTTAGTTGTGTCACGCACACCGCTTTCCTGTTCGACCGCGGCGGCAGGAAGCAGATCGGTGCACTCGGGCCGCTGAGCCGGGTGAAGTGGGAGCGGCGGCGTGATGACATTTCGGTCGGCACGGTGTGGATCGCTACCGTCAGCCCCGAGTGCGCCGAAGTGCTGGGGCTGGCGGAGACGAACCGCATGGAACTGGTGATCTTCCGGGGGAAGCGCAGGGTGTGGGAGGGGCCGGTAAACCGCATCACGTATCAGGGGTCCTCGGTCGAAATCGAGGCCAAGGACATGATGTATTACGTCCAGCGCACCATCATGCGCAACGAGTACGACAACCGCTACCCGAACGTCGGCTCGGTGCTGGACCGCATTGAGCGGATCATGAATGCCGAGATGGCACGGAAGGAGGCGCTGGACCCGTCCACCAACCTCCTGCCGCACGTGCAGTACATCCACGTCACCACCCCCGGCATCCACGAGGCCCAAACGTCGTCCCACACCCTGCCGTATGAGTACACGGTGTTCCAACACATCGACAATTACGCATGGCGCGGTGGCGTCGACTACACGGTGGTGGGCCGGTCCATCCTGTTCTTCGATGTGCATGAGCGCATCGGGCAAACGCCGATGGTGACAAGGGATGACTTCATCGGCGACCCGATCATCACCCAGTACGGCGCGGAACTGTCGACGTATGTCGCAATGACCGACGGCAAGGGTCACTGGGGCGAGGCCGGTGGCATCGACCCCTACTACGGAGAATGGGAGGTGCTGCATCAGGCCTATGACGAGAACTCGGGCGAACCCGGCGAGGAGCCGCCGGACCCGCCATCGGTCGCGGAGATGACCTCGCAGGCGATCCGGTCGCAGAAGCAGGGTCAGCGACCAGCGCTGGTGGTCCGTATTCCTGACAACACCCGCCTCAATCCCAACGGTGTGCTCACTGTGGATGATCTGACGCCCGGTGTGTGGATTCCGCTGACCGCAACCTTGCCGGGTCGCACCGTAAGCCAGATGCAGAAGCTGGATAGTATGACGGTTGAGGAGACGGCGGAGGGCGGCGAGACGGTCAGGGTCGTCCTCTCCCCCGCGTACCCCGAGAGTTATGTGGAGGATGAGTAAATGACGGAGCCGATTAGCTTTGACCCCTACCTCGGCTGGGTGGACACCACCGACCCGGATAACATCCCCCAAGATGTGCGCACCATCAACGCCTCCGATCTGCTGCGCTACGAGAACCTCGGCATCGCCGTGGCCGACAGGGTCACCGACCTGATCGCGGCGGACGAGGCCCTCCAAGACAGCGTGGACGACCTCAATACACAGATAGAGTCCCTGCCCGTCAGGAAAAGTGCCGACCAAACACGCACGGCCACAACCACCCTTGCCGATGACTCAGTGCTGACGCGGTCATTTGCCGCAAATACAGTCGTGGAAGTTGAGGCGTTGCTCTGGGTGGTCAGCCCGCTCGGGGCCGACATCAAACTGCAACTGGGTGTCCCGGCGGACGCCACCGGGGTGTGGGGTGCGGCGGCGGGCTTTGGTTCCGGGGCGGGAACCTCCGAAGGCTTCACGAAACACAACGCCTACAACGTCTCTCCAAGCAACGGCGACGTGATCCTTGGCACCACCGGATCGTTGCAGGTCATCAGCCTGCGCGGCGTTATCGCGCTTGGCGTTACGGCGGGTGCGATCACAGTGCGCTGGGCGCAGGGCACATCGGACGCCGGGGACACCATCGTGAAACAGAACTCTCTCCTGAAAACGAGAATTATCAGCTAGTGATCGGTCGCCCCAATCACTGGAGAGGATGCTAGATGCCGGTACGGCCCCCGCGTGACGAACGGGAGTGGCGCGCGCTCGTTGAGCGCCAACTCCGAGAGGTCCGTTCGGGCATCCGGCCACTGATCGACTCTGCCGTCACTGACCTGACGGAGGTTATCGACGGTGCCGTCGAGCAAGGGTCATCCCGGCACCCCACCGCACCGATCGAACTGACCTACCAGACCGCGCTCTACCTCGACTCCGAGGGTCGCCTGCGGGTCCGCTTCATGCTGGACTTCCCCGATGTCACCAAGGCTACCGACGCCACCGACATCGAGATTGCGCAGTACGAACTCTGGGGCAAGCCAGTCAGTGCACCCCTGCTGCTGCTCACCACGGACTCGGTGCCCGGCCTCGCCGTGCCGGGTCTGACCATGCCGGGCCTCGCCGCAACGCCGTCCAACGTTGAAATCAGCGAGCAGGTCCGCCCGTGGCAGCTACTCTCCACCAACACGGAGTCCTTCTTCCGGGCCGACGGCTTCCTGCCAAACCACCTGTGGCATTTCCGCGCCCGCGCCATCGGCCTGAACCTCGTCATCCCGGGAAACTGGTCGATCGAACTGACCGTCCAGATGGCGGAGGATGAAACCGCGCCGTCGCAGCCCACCCCGCCGATCCTCACGGTGGAGCGCGGCACGATCACCGCCACATGGGACGGGCAGTCGGTCTCGGGTGCGATGCCAGCGGACTTCAAGTACTGCATTCTTGCGCACGGCACGGATTCATCTCCCACCCATGAGATTGCCCGGTTCGGGCGTGGCGGCGGCTTCAAGGTTGTCGCCAACTTCCCCTACTACGACCCGCAGTTCTTCCGGCTGCAGGCGTTCGATGAATCCGGCAACGCCTCCCCGTGGTCCGAACAGGCGGTCGGCTACACGACGCCGCTGGTGGACAAGGACATCATCCTGTCCACGATCGACGCCGCCGTCACGCACCTGAAGAACGTCGACGCCGGGGTGTCGATCCTTCCGAACACGGTCATCACCGAGCACCTCGTGGTCACCGAGGAAATGACAGCGGCGATTGCGAACTTCCTGCATGTCCGGGCCGACATGCTGGAGACCAATGAAATCTGGGCGGACGAGGCGTGGTTCGGCGTCGCTGATGCGATGCTTGTTCGCTCGGACATGTTCGAGGGCCGGTCCTTCACCGGCGGAACGTTCACCGGGGCGCTGTTCCAGACCGACGTGGAAGCCCTCACCGGCATCAAGTTCGACTCCTCGGGCGTCTTGGCATGGAACTCGGGTGGGGAGCAGACGCTGGAGTTCAATGCCGCCACCGGCGAGATTGAAATACTGGGGACGTTTCAGGTCGGCAGTACCGCCGAACCCCACCTACTGCTGGCGAAGAATGTCTGGAGCATCTGGCCCGGCATCCGGTTCAAGGTGCAGGACCCGGACCTCGACTACCAGCCGACGATGTTCGCGCTGGGGGAGACCGCTTCCGGCTGGAGCGTTGGAGACCTCGTCCTGCTTGGCGGGGAGTTGGATGCCAACACCAGCCCCCGCGGCCAGTTGACGATCAGGAATCGCGGCGGCGAGATTGGGCTGGAGCGGGAGTGGGGAGGTGCCTTCAACGGTGTCTTTATTGGCAGCGATAACGGCACGCGGCTTCAGGGGCACTTGGATACGGATAACTCCTACACCACCTTCATGCGCGTCTCCTCGGGCCAAGTCCAATTTGCATCGGGGAGCTTTACATGGACCGTGTCCCCACCGCCCTACGGAATGTATATGCCCGTACCCGTTCCCGACGGCATTGGTCCGCTGAGCTTCAATACCCGCAATGTCACAGCCAGCGGCTTTGAGGTGCACTTCTCAGGTCCGGCGAACAATTCGACATCATTCTCGGTCCTGCTCTATTGGAAGCCGTAGGAGAGTTATGAGCGCACTGATTCAAACCTTGCCTGACGGCACCGAGGCTCTGGTGGTTACCACGGGGACTGTTACCGAAGTGATGGGCCTTGACGCCATCGCGGCCTACTCGGAGCTTCTGGGCGAGCCGGACCCGGTCAAGACGGTGGCGCTGATCCGGGGGGCCATGAAGATCAAGGACCAGACCGGCATGTGGGGGCCGCTGTATGACACTCTTCGGGATGGTCTGGGGGAACTGGTCAACGCGGGCGTCCCGCCTGAGTTCATGCCGGACGTGCTGGATGTGAGTGTCGGGTCGCCGGTGCCGGGGCCGGAGAACGCGGGCAGGTTGCGGGCTGCGCAGGCGTCGGTGCGGAGCACGCTGGGCACAGGTGGCGGTCAGGACGCCGCCGAACTGCGACCGCTGTTCTCCGGTCGGACGGACCTGTTCAAGGGCAGGAGGGCCGCCTTCCTCAGTTCCATCGCTCCGCGCCGTCGTGAACCAGCCCCGGAGAAGGCCCGGGGGCCATTGTTCACGGAGTAAGCACAATGAGGGAGACGAATATGGATGGCTCGGTTGATCCAAATACGGTTATTCAGAAGATGGCTGTGAAATTGGCGAATACGGAACTGCGTAATGCCATGCTTGAAGCAGCACTGGAAGCAGCGCAGGCGGAAATCGCCCGCCTGCAGAACTAGGGGAGCGGGCACATGGCGATTCCTGCAGCCATTACGACGGCAACCATCCACCATGATGCCCCTATCTCCTACACGGGTGAGCCGGGGCGGGTCATGGCGCGGTTCGTTCCGTCTGCGAGTCTGATCTGGGAAGCCACGGGTACGCCGATGGCGGCGTTCTTCAAGGCGGTTTCCTCGGCGGGTGGGGAACCGCTGACGATCGACCTGCCGCACACCGACCAGCCCGGCTTCGTCGACGGCGCGGGCAACGCCGTCACTGACTGGTACTACACAGTGAAGGTTTGGTTCTTCAAGGATGGGCAGGAAATCAGCCAGCCAGCCCGGGCCTTCCAGTTGTCCTCCGCACAGTCCGACGTGGACCTCGCGCTGCTGCCCTTCGGGGAGGCCATGGACCCGTCGGTGGCTCCGCAGGCATACGTCACGAGCATCAACGGCCAGACCGGCGATGTGGAAATCGACACTCTGATCGGCCCGGAGGGTCCACAGGGACCCATTGGCCCGATGGGTCCACCGGGTGCCGACGGTGAAGATGGTGCTGATGGCTTGCAGGGTCCGCAGGGACTCACTGGCCCGATGGGTCCGGAGGGTCCGGAGGGTCCGCAGGGTCCGCCCGGAGCCGATGGGTCAACCGGCCCCGCAGGGCCACAGGGTGAGCCGGGTGAAGGAGTAAGTGACGGCGTACCCCCCATGACGGGGGTGTGGTCTGTGCTGAATCCGGGTCCGACTACAAGCGCATCCGGCAGCTATGGCGGCATCTACCTTTCGCCGATATATCTCCCTTACGCCATGACCATCGACGCCGCTATGGTTCGTTGCATCACCGGGAATGCATCATCGTCACTGGCCCTTGGTGTCTATGACCTGAACAGCGCGACCAAAACGTTTACGAAGTTGCTTGATTTCGGAACCCAAAGCCTTGCCACCTCCGGAACCAAAATATTCAACGGGTCGTGGACGATCCCGGCAGGGGTTCACTGGTTGGCGTGGCTCTTTATTGCCGCTCTAACCAACGTCTCGTCAACTAATGCGGTTGGTGTCCGGGGGCCTATGCCGCTCACCACGCTGGACCTGACCCTTGATTCAGACCAGCGGAGTATTAACTTCTCCGGGGCAGGGTGGCCGCACACCTCACTCCCGGCATCCATTGTTGTGACTGCCGGGATGGGCAACTCGACCAACCCGCTTCGCGTCGGCGTGAGGGTGGTGTAGCGCGATGGAAGAAGACAAGAACGGACGGCATGAGGCGGTCCCCTCCCGCGAGGAGGTCATCGAGACGGATGAGGACACCGGCACTCCGCCCGGGGTTCCCGCGAAGGTGCGAACCGCCGTCTACGTCGGCTCCCTGATCTTCAACGCGGCAAGCCTGCTGATCTTCGGACTGCTGCCGGTGTTTGAACTGCTGGACCCCGGCAAGGCAGCGCAGGCCATGAACATCATCATTTCGGCAATCAACATGGTGTCCCTCGGCCTCGCCGTTGGTTACCGCCCCACCCGCTCCGGCTCTCCGGTCAAGCCCTAAAGGAACGTCATGCCAATCCCCGCAGGAGTCACCACCGCTACCGTCCACCACGATGCGCCCACCGTCACCGGCCGGGTGCTCGCGCGATTCATCCCGTCGGACCCGATCATCTGGGATGCCACCGACGAGGCGCTGGCATCCTTCTTCGATGCCGCCTCCCCGGCTGACGGGCAGGAGCTGAGCATCACCCTGCCGCACACGGACCAGCCGGGCTTTGTTGACTCAGGCGGTAACGCCGTCACTGACTGGTACTACATTGTGCGGCTCTGGCTCATCAAGGACGGGCAGGAGTTCACCTTCGCGCCCCGGAACCTGCGGCTGCCCGCGAGTCAGTCCTCTCTGGACCTTGAACTGATCGACTTCGGGGAGCCGGTCAGTTCAGCGGTGGCGACCCCGAATGCGTATGGCCCAACTGGTCCTGCAGGTCCTGCTGGTCCGCAAGGTCCTGATGGTCCAGTCGGTCCAGCGGGTGCAGACGGCGCAACAGGTCCGGCAGGTCCGGCGGGGCCTGCGGGTCCGGCCGGTGAGAGCGGCGCGGCATCTGCTTTCCGGACGCCGTCTAATACTTATGTGGTTCTCAATCCGGGGCCGGTTTCGACTACGGGCGTAAATGTCGGGAACATGTATTTGGCACCCTGCGGCTTATGGGCTCCGCTGTCGTGCTCTGAATTTTGGGTGGAAGTGACAACCGCGGCGGCCGCGACCATGAGCTTCGCGGCGTACGTGGAAAGCGGCGGGATATTTACACGGGTGGCTACGTTCGGAAGCATCGACGCCGGGACGGTCGGGGTCAAGACGATTGCAGGCGCGTGGACGCTGCCCGCGGGCTTGGTGTGGATAGGCGTGCTTGCGCTGGGTGCTGTTGCGGTGTTGCGCTCCGTAAATGCGGTGCCGCTGATTCCGGGTCCACATCCTCGTCTGTTAGCGGCTACGGAACCGGGGTTGGATCGAAAAAGCGCTGTTGGTCCCTTGGGGATCACGGAATTACCGGAAACGTTCGCGCAGAACCCAGTGCTGAACACCATCAATCCGGCGTTTCGATACGCGGTAAAGGTGGTTTGAGACCCCAATGCCTATTCCCGCAGGAATTACCACCGCGACCGTCCACCACGACGCCCCCGTGTCCTACGTGGGCGAGCCGGGCAGGGTGATGGCGCGGTTCACGCCGTCGGCATCCCTTGTCTGGGAGGAGACCGGGACACCGCTGGCGGCGTTCTTCGATGCCATCTCCCCCACCGACGGGGAGCCAATGGAGATAGACCTGCCCCACACGGATCAGGACGGCTTCGTGGATGGCTCGGGAAACACCCTGACCAACTGGCACTACTCGGTCAAAATCTGGTTCTTCAAGGACGGCCAGAACATCGGCTTCCCCGAGCGTGACTTCCAGATTTCCTCCGGGCAGACCGACATCGACCTCGCGCTGATCCCGTGGGGCGAGGCCGTGGACCCGACGGTTGCGCCGATGGCCTACGTGACCAGCGTGAACGGGCAGACCGGGGACATCGAGATTGAGTCCCTGCAAGGCGAGCCGGGGCCGCAGGGCGAGCCGGGTCCGCAGGGTATCCAAGGCCCCGTTGGTCCCGCGGGCGAGGACGGCGAGGACGGCGCTGCGGGTGCACAGGGTCCCGAAGGTCCAGCCGGTCCCGCAGGCGAGGATGGTGAGGACGGGCACAACCCCATCACCGTTTCCGCCAGCGAGCCGGTCGCCCCCGTGGAGGGTGACATCTGGCTGGACACCGACGAGGGTGGCAGCGGTGGGGCCTCGACGCTCGCGGAACTGACGGACGTGGACCTCACGGGCCTTACAGACGGTCACCTGCTTCAGTGGGACACCACCGACTCCGAGTGGAAGGCGGTGGCTCCCCCCGAAACGGGCGTGTCCACAGTGGCCGACCTGACCGACGTGGACCTGACCGGACTTGCGGACGGCGACCTGCTGCAATGGGACAGCACGGATGCTGAGTGGAAGCCGGTGCCACCAGCGGCGGGCGGGGTTGGCGGCGGCAACGCGGAGGTTCGCGCCGTCGGCCATCTCTACGGGACGAGCGGGAATGCCGTGATGAACGTTCCGGCAAGCGCCGTTGCCGGTGACCTGCTGGTGGCGTTCATCGGCTCGAACCACCCCGTCACGGGTGTGGCCCCGAACGCGGACTGGGCTGTGCTCGGGGCCACGAACGGCTCGTCCCTCAATGGAGCGTTCTTTATCAAGCAGTGCACAGCTGGAGACGTCGGGGCGGCGGTCACCTTTCCCATTAGCGGATCGGAGGACTGGGTCGGGTATATCGCATCGGTGTCGGGCTGGACTTCGATCAGCGGTTTCGCGGTCAAGCAGGCAAGCAGCGGTGTGTCGCTCCAGTCCGGCCCGATCCTCACCGCCAAGTCCAATGATCTTGCCCTGTTGTTCGGGGTGGCGCGGGCACCGGCCAACAAGACTGTCACCTTCGATAAGGGCAGCCTTTGGGTTGGGCGGACGACGGACACCAATTACGGCTCCGCCATGTGGGAGTGGGAGGACCCGACGGCCTTCGTCACCACGACCGCCACTACGTCCGGCGGCGGTGCCACCTCCGGCTGGGCTGTCGCTACTATCGCCATCAACTGACGGGGAGACTTCATGCCTATTGCCTACCGGGACAAGGCCACAAGTATCCTCGATACCGCTGCGGCCACCTTCGACTTCACCCTGCCCGCAGGGAAGCAGGTTGGCGATGTGATGATCCTGTGGCTGTACGCCACAGGCAACCCGACCATTACCAAGCCTGCCGGATGGACGGATGGAAGGTTCAGTCGGGACTTTCCTGCCTTTGAAAACGTTTCGACTCAGGGCGTGTCGGCGATGTACTGGCGCGTGGTGGACGGCACTGAACCGGCCAACTACACCTTCGCGTTCAGTGTTGCTGCACGCGCGATCGCCACCGTTGCTGCCTACTCCGGCGTCAACCGCCACGTGCCGGTTGGGCGTGTACGGCTGTTCGAGCCGGGCGGCACAAGTACCGCCATCGCCCTCGGGTCAACGGCGACGGTGGAGAACGCTTGGCGCACGTCGATGGCCGGAGCGAGAAAGACCGCCGACCCCGGCCTGACCTTCAGCATTGACGCACCGGAGTGGGCCGAGCGATCCGATGTCACCACGACGGGCGGCACCTCGGGAACCCGGCCATCGCTGGCGGTGTTTGACTCCAACGGCGTCGTGGCCCAAGGCCCCAGCGACCGCGTAGTGACAATGGACAGCGCCCCAACCAGCGCCTCGCAGATTCAGTGGACAACCGACCTGATTTCCGACATGCAGACCGGGACCGGCCCGATTGCGTTCCGGGGATCATCCTTCATCAGCAATAACGTAAACAGCCCCAACAGCATCACCGTCGACTCCTCCTTTGTGGAGGACGGTGACCTGATCCTCGCCTTCGTCAACCGCGTGCAGACCGGCGGCAGCACCACGGCGATACCGGCAGGGTTTGCGATCCTTCAGGGGTCGTACCAGACGCCGACGACCGCCCATACAGAGGTGTACTGGAAGATCGCCACCAACGAGCCGGACACACTGACGTGGACCCTCTCCGGCTCCGGCTCCGTCGTCGCAACGGTCGCCCTCGTTGCCTACTCCGGCGTCAACACTTCCTCGCCCATTGGGGCATGGGCGGCGTTCGATGAAACCACAGACCGCACAGACCACCCTACCCCGACGATCACCACCCGGAGGGAGGGGTCGTGGGTGGTCACGGCGGCGGCCTACGGCGGGAGCCGTACCACGACCACGTCCGACGCCTCGGATGTGGAGCGGCAGGAGACTGGCGGCAACGTGTCCGCCTCCATCTACGACTCGAACCGCACCTACCCCGCCGGGTCTGCCATCCCCTCTCGGACCCTAACCTCCAACACCACCACAAACTCCGTCATCCTGTACTCGTTTGAAATCCAGCCCGGCGCTGCGGCAGAACCGCCGCCCGAGGAGCAGGAGTACGACGAGCCGGTCGTGAAGGGCGTCTACACCGGACCCGGTGTGGCCTCACTGCCGAACCCGTCAGTCCTTGTCACCGAGGTGCCTGAGCCGGGGGACGTGTTTATCGTCGCCTGTGCGACGGTGGCCTCTGACGCAGCCCCCACGTCCATCTCGGGGCTGGGGGCAACGTGGACGCGCCTGCCCGGCGGGAGCACGTACCAGAACGGCTTCTGGATGGGGACGGGGGCAACAAAGGCCGGGACCATCACCGTCAATGCCGCCGCCGCAACCACCGGAGGCAGGGTTGTGCGCGCCTACCATCTTGCGGGTGTCACTGCCGACGCCATGGTCATGCGCCGCACTACTTCCGACAGCGCAATCCGCACCACGAGCAACCAGATCGCCATAGGTTTTGGTGCATGTTTATCCTCCACGGTCGGCTGCTCCATTGCCGACCTGCTGCCCCTCCCCGGAGCGTGGACCAAGCAGGCGGAAGTGCTCAGCAACCCGGCGCTCACCAACCGCCGCTTCAACTCCGCCCACCTGATTCCGAAATGGACCGCTGACGCCTACATCGAGGGCGGAAGTTCCGGCGTTCTCATAGTGGTCGGCACCCCGGTAAAGGGTGAGACGATAACGAAGCGCCGCCTGATGACCAACACCAGCTTCCAGAACAACGTCAGTCAGGGCTGGACCACGACGGGCGGTTCCTCCGGGGTTGAGACCACCTTGGGGTACATCGGCGATGCCTGCTACAGGCTCACCGCAAATGCTGCTGCTCCGAAGTTCATCCGGAGCACCACTTCCGGAGGATACCCTCCGGTTCTGGCGGGCAACACTTACACCTTCTCGTGCTATGTCCGCAGGCCAACCAGCGACCGCAACGGCAGGGCGTTCATCATCTTCCGCGACGATGGCGGCTCGACGACCGTCTCCACAGTCAACGGCACCACAACCTTGCTGCCCTTCGACAACTGGGTGCGCCTTACGGTCACGGCCACAGCACCGGCAGGGTCGTACTGGGCATCCCCCGGCGCGGAGTTCACGGACGGGGTGAGCGGTGACATCTTCTACTTCGATGCCGCGCAGTTCGAGGACGGTGCTGTTGCCACCGACTACTGGGATGCCACCATTGCCGAGGCTGACCGCTTTGCCATGTTCACCGCGGACCAGTCATACCTCGGATACTCCATCCAGATCACGGAACCCCCGACCCCCACGCCGCAGGTGATCGGCGTCCACAATGGCAGTCCCACCGCCAGCGGTGCGCCGACCGTCAACCTGCCGGTGACACCACAGTCCGACGATGTGCTGATCGTCGGCACCATCGTCAACTCCAGCACCGGACCTCACATCACGGCACTGTCCGGCTGTGGTGCAACATGGGAGCCGATCCCCGGCGCTGCGGAGTACATGAAGTTCTGGATCGGGACCGGAGCCACAGGTTCCGGAGCGATTACCGCCACCGGCACAGCAATCAGCCGCGCCCTGCGGCTGTTCCACCTGCGCGGCGTCACGCCGGACGTGTTCTTCCAGCGCCGCGAAAACGATCCCTACCCATTGCAGGCGACGCCGAACCAGATCGTCATTGGAGGGGCGTTCACACAATCCAGCACTGCTGCGGCCATCGCCCTCACCTACCCGGACGGTGTTGTGTGGACTGAGGGCACCGAGCAAGTGCTGGTCGCCGACCGCCGATTCAACGCGGCTTACCTCATCCCCAAGGCTTCCAATGAGTTTGACCTAGCACCCGACGCCTACGGCTGCCTGCTCGTCGTCGGCGTCCCAGTGGCGGGCATGGAGGTTGTTCGGCGTAACCTCGTTGGCAACTCCGGCATTGAAACCAGCGACCTCTTCTGGTTGGGCGGGACGGGCCTCACGCTCACCTTCCGGATGACCACGCAACAGCACTCCGGTCTGGCGTCGGTGGAGGCTGAGTGGAATGACGGCACTCAACAGATTCTCACCAAGGGCTATGGTTCCAACGGCCCCTCCGGGGAGGTGGAGCCGGGGCGCACGTACACCGTCTCCGGGTGGGTGCGCAGCGACTTTGCCCGCACCGGCGGTATTTACCCGCAGTGGCTGAGCTACAACAACGGGCTGCTCAGCAACGGCGCGTACACCGCCGGGGCGTTTCCGGCGAACACATGGACGCGGTTCTCGTGGACCGGCGTGGCACCGGCCGGAGCCTACTTCGCCAGCCCGGCATTCAGGGTGGACGGTCAGGAGGGGGACACCTACTGGTGGGATGACTTCCTGATCGAGGAGGGTGAAGTCCTCGGGGACTACTTCGATGCCTACACTACTCCGCCAGCGGACCACCTCAACTACTTCGTCGGTAGCACCGACACTTTCCAGTCGGTGCAACTGGCACCCATTCCGGAGGGTCCGGAGATACCCGCTCCTGACCCCATCACGCTGAGGCGGCGCGAATCTGGGGTGTGGGTGGTGCATACCGGCGTTGCCAAGGCGCGCATTGGCGGGGAGTGGGTGCCGGTGCAGGGTAAAAGCTGGAACGGCACGGCATGGGTTGATCTATCGTGAAAAGGCAGGGGCACGTGAGGGTACGGAAACTCCATACAGGGCGGTTGCGGGCAATCAACGTTGCGCAGGTTCTCGCCTATTCGATGGCGGGAATGGCAGGGCTGCTCGCAGCCATCGGGGCGGCACCATCATTCGTCACCGGCTCCATCGGGCCGCTGCTGTCCGTCGGTGTCGGAACGGTTCTCGCCGTCGGCGGCATAGTGGGCACGGTGGCGCTGCTAATGGGGCACTGGTGGCTGGAGCGCATCGCACTGCTGGTTACCGGGCTGGGCTGGGTTCTGCTGTTGCCCGCGGCGATCTACTTTGCCGCATCTCCGCGCAGTTCCTCGGGCATCTGGCTGGTGGTCGCGCTGCTGATCGTAGCGCTCGCCGACTGCTTCAAGCAGTACAAGAGGATTGACTGGGCCTATCTGGACCCGACGAGGTAGAGGGGTGCAGGTGACTCCGGAACTGATTACCGCCCTCATTGGCGCTGGCGGTATTGCGGCGATCCTCCCGAAGATCATCGACGGCCTGATCGCATGGCGCAGCGGCAAGGCACAGAGCGAGAAGGCGCGGAACCGCTCGGCGCTGGAGCGTGCCGCCGAAGCCGAGAAGCGGGCGGAAGCAGAGGCGGACTTCCGTCGGGCGTTGGAGGAGTACGCCGGAGCGCTTCGGCTGCTGTTGGTCGGAGCGGGCTACGCTCTCCACCGTATTCCGCCATGGCCGGTGCGCAAGGTGTCCGGCCAGTAAAGCCCCCGGCTGGGCCGTCTCCCCCGCCGGGCAAAAAGAACCCCCCCTGTGCCAAAGTGCCCTTGGTGCAGGGGGGGTTCGTTTTAAGGGGGGCTGTTGGTCGACCAACAGCCCCTATAGTGCGGTGGCCAGAGGTTCCAGCCGCACGTGGAACAGGAAGTGGTGCGGCTTCGGGGACAGCTGTCCCGAGGCGACCATGAACGGGCCTTCAAGGAAGGCGTCGGAGTCATCCGGCAGGATGCCCTTGCCCCTGTCGACCAGCCCGTCGATGTAGTGCTTCATGGTGGGCTGGAGGTTGTTCACATCCCGCACGCGCCAGTCCGGGTAGGACACCCTGACGTACATGCGGACCCGCCGGTACTTTGGCAGCTTCCGCCGCTGCGCCATCCCATACGTCCTGATGATGGCGGCTTTCTCGGACCTGACCGACCAGTGCTTGTAGCCCATGTTCGCATTCAGGATGTGATTCCTGTGCAGCAGGAAGTCGAACTCGACGGCAAGTTCATCCATTCAGTTGCTCCCGCTGTATGGCTTCCCGCTCCATCCGAACGCGGTTCAGTTCGTGGAAGCGGGCCATGTGGATGCCGGTCTTGAATAGGCTTCCGTCCTCGTTGACGCATCCCGCGCCGACTTGGGCGTGGCAGAACGGGCAGGGAACGGTCTTGTTCGGCGCAATCATGGTTCTCTCCTTGGCTCTCCGTCCATTCCATTTTGCTGCTCCTTCTGCTCGCGCTGGGCCTTCAGTTCAGCCTCCAGCGCCCGATAGGAAAGGGCGTCGACGGGATCGGTGACGGCGTAGGCCCCGTAGGGGGTGGGGTCGCGGTAGTCGCGGGAGGGGTCATCCTCCGCGATCCATTCCTGATAGCTGTCAGCCTCTTCGGGGTAACCACCATCTTCCAAGGCGGCAATGATGTCCCTGTCGTCGACACCCCCTTGATGCAGCCTGTCGAGTTCTTCAAAGGCTGCGCCAAGATGTCGGTCCATGATTTCGTAAACGCGCTGCCGGGCTTGGTGCTGCTCGCGGCATTCGGCACGGGCGCGCTTTCCTTCACTGCCGGAGATGGGGTGACCGTGGTCCTTGTGGTCGATGTTCTTGCGGGGGGTTGGTAGCTCATTCATTTTCGGTTCCTTCTAGTTATGGGTAATTTCAGCGCCGTCTTCATTAGCCGTTTCGTCCCATACCTGTTCCTCGCAGGGGGCCTTCGGGTGGGTGTCGAGGTAGTCATGGCCGGTGGTGATGTATTCCGCTAGGCGCATCAGGTCCATGACTCCAGCGCCGGAGGTTGAGGCGAAGCTGGTGGCTGACAGCAAGGGCTTCGCCGTCTGCAGCGCCTTGGTGCGTTCTTCGATGGAGGACTTCACTTCGGGAAGGGTCATAGGTGTATTCCTTTTCGGTCGCGGCGGTCGCGTGCTGCTTGAGTATGGGGGCTGCAGAGGTAGCGCTCCTGTCCCCGATGAGTGCGGACGTGGGTGGCATCGCGCACCCCAGTCCCTTCGGCCACGCAGTCGTGGCAGGCTATTGCCCGAGCGCCCCGGTAGCGGCGGTAGGAGACGCGGCGCTCGAAGTCATCCTCATCCTTCTTCGAGGCGGGACGGCTCTCCTTGGATGGGAGGTCGAGACCGGGAAGTGCAACATCTTCCCACTCCTGCCGGGTGGGTTTCTTGGGTAGGAGGCTCATAACCACAGCCAATCGGTCCTCACCCAATTCAAGCGATCCGGTTGGAGCATCAACCAAGAGGCATAGCCCTGCGCCTTGCCGTTGATCCCGGCCAGCAGTTCTCCACGCTTGGCACCGTCGCCGTCGGTGGCGTTCCACTCCTCGCTGGCGACGGCATATACCCGCGTCAGTTCCGGTTCGACCTTTCCCGGCAGGATTCCCGCAGTCACTTCAATGAGGCACCGTGCGGTTTTCATCTCTGATTCCATGGCATGCTCCTAGTTCTTCGATCGGGGGACTGCTGTCACCGACAGTTTGCGGTAGCCGGAGCGGGTTCCGGCCTTCACTTCCACTGGGC